AACCGATTCCCCGGACGCTGATCGCGCCCCGGACCTCGGAGAACCCACATGCAGCAGGCTTCACAGCCTTCGAATGAAACGCGACTCCCTCGCGCCGTTGTGCGGCGTGTTGCGGCGGCCACCGCCCCGCGCACTGCCAACCCGGCCGACCCGGAGCCCACGGCACCGGTAGCGCCCTCGGATACCCCGAACGCACCCGTGGCCGCCGTCCCTGATGCCAACGCACCCAAGGCGCCCAACCCGCCCGAGGATCCGCGACACAGCGACCCGACGTACTGGAAGCATCGCTTCGAAGCCGTCGCCGGTCGACTCCGCGCCCGCGAGGACGAGCACAAGGCAGCGATGAGCGTGCTCCGTCAGGAAAACGACCAGTTGCGAGCGGAAGTCCTCCGTCTGCAGCAGGCGACGCCCACCTCGACGCCCCAGGCCACGATCAACCTCGCGGAGTTCTTCACGCCCGAGCAGATCAAGAACCTCGGCGAAGACGATGCAACCGCGATGGCTCAAGCCGCCGTGAACGCAGCGATGAAGGTCGCTCGCGAGACGGTGACCGCCGAGATCAAGCCGCTGCTCACCCGGCAGCAGGAAGACTCGGAAGCCGAAGCGGCGCGCAAGGTGCAGGAGTTCGAAGACGCGATCGAAGAGGCCGTCCCGAACTACCGAGTCCTCGACAAAGACGAGGGCTGGCTGGCCTGGCTGGACGAGGAAGATGCGGCGACTGGAATGGTTCGGCAGGAGATCCTCACTCGCCATTGCGCGCGTCTCGACGCGCCGAAGGTGGTGAAGATGTTCCAGGCATACCTCGCGCAAGCGGCTGCGGCCGCCCCGCAGGTGCCGGAACCCCCGATTGCACCAAGCGGCAGCGGAGCGACTGGTGGTGACACCCCTCCCCAACTGCCGCGTGGCGCCGGAACGGGCTACCCGACTCAGGCCGAGATCAAGGACTTCTTCAAGCGCTCAGCAACCAAGAAGCCCGGTGATGTCGGATTCGTGACGGACAAGGAACGCGCAGAGTTCGAAGCGAGGTTGAAGCTCCCGCGCCGGTAGGTGACCGGCAACGCCTTTCGCACAGGAGCACACCATGGGCGTTCCCATCGCATCGGGTCTTCCGGACTACGGCCCGGCAGGCACCATCAACTTCAACCCGGAACTGTACTCGGCCAAGCTGGTCGAGAAGTTCTACAAGACCACCGTGTTCGGCGAGATCGCCTCGACCGACTACGAGGGCGAGATCACGGGCTTCGGCGCGCAGGTCAAGATCCGCACGATCCCGGACGTGACCGTCTCCGACTACGTGGTGGGCGCGGGCCTCAACCCGCAGTACCCGACCAACAACTCGGTGACGCTGGCCATCGACCAGGCCAAGTCGTTCGCGGTCGCGCTGTCGACGGTGGATTCGCGCCAGTCGGACCTCGACCTGGCCGACATCTTCGCCAACGACGGTTCGATCCAGCTGCGCATCGCGGCCGACGCGGACATGCTCACCACGATCCCTGCGGACGTGGCGGCGGCCAACTCGGGCAACACCGCCGGCGCCGATTCGGCCAACATCAACCTCGGCAGTTCGACGACGCCGCGCACGGTCTCCAAGACCGACGTGGTGGACTTCATCGTCGACTGCGGCACGGTGCTCGACGAGCAGAACGTGTCGGACGAGGGCCGTTGGATGGTGGCGCCGCCGTGGTTCATCGCCCTGATCAAGAAGTCCGATCTGCGCATCGCGTCGCTGGCCGGTGATGGCGTGTCCATCCTGCGCAACGGCAAGGTGGGCGAGATCGACCGCTTCACGATCTACCAGAGCCGCAACCTGCTGACGCAGACGAGCCCGGGCCCCGCGAGCTATGTGATGTTCGGCCACAGCGCCGGCCTCACCTTCGCGTCCCAGATCGTCGAGTGCCAGATGATCGACAACCCCAATGACTTCGGGTATGTTATTCGGGGTTTGATGGTGTTCGGGTACGAAGTCATCGGCCCGAAGTACGTCGGCACCGCGGTGGTCGCCAAGGGCTGATGGGTGTAGGATGGGGTGCGTGAGCACCCTGTCCACCCCGCAATCACAGGAGCAAAGTCATGAAGACGAGCAACCCCTACGGCGCCAACTACCAGGTCAAGGTGCCGCCCGAGACGATCCAGAAGGAACAGTCCCAGGCGAGCGGCAAGGCCAAGGCGCGCTACCCGCACACGCCGCTGGGCCCGTCCCAGAAGAACGGCGAGGCGGGCAAGATGAAGCGCCCGGCGTACACGCCCGGCACTTCGCCCGCAGGCTCCTGATCGGAGCTCGCGTCTCACAGCCGGCGCCCTGGTGGCGCCGGTTTCTACATTGATCACCCCGGAGAGACCCGATGATCACCGACGCCCAAGAAGCCGCACTTGCCGCCCGGCGCGCGCAGACCGCGCAGGACAAGCGCAACCCCTTTCTCATCCACGTGGACGATGGCCGCCTGATGCCGAACGTCGCCCGCCTGCGCGGCCATGCCAAGTACCGCGTCTTCACCGGCTCGCCCAAGGCGACCCCGGAGGAACGCATGGTGTGGCTCCGGTCGATGGGCAACGGCACCCCGCTGCCGACCGAGGATCCGTTCGACATCGGCACTGCTTCGGTGGCCGAGTTGATCGCTTTCGCGGCGTCGGAGTACGGCGTGACGCTGGACCCTTCGACGCACCACAACAAGATGCGCGCCGAACTGCGCCGCCTGGCGGCCGAGGCGGGCAACCTGGCATGAGGTGACCCATGGCCGTGTCCGTCGAGACCGTCATCAACAATGTGGCGCGCACGCTGCTGGACACGGCTTTCCGTACATGGTCGCGTGCCGAGCACGTGGCCAACCTCAACATCGCGCAGCGTCTGATCTGCGGCGACTACAAGCTCGACGCCTACCCCAAGCGCGAGTTCGTCGCACTGGTGGCCGGCATCGCGCAGGACATCCCTGCCGAGGGCACCGCATTGATCGACATCACCGACAACGAGGTGTCGCAGCGCAGTGTGACCCAGACGGATCTTGCGATTCTGCAGGAAGAGAACCGCTTCTGGCCGCGCGGCACACAGCAGACCGAGGTGGAGAACTACGCCGCCGATCCGCGCACCCCGCGCAAGTTCTACGTCTTCCCGCCGAACAACGGCTCGGGCAGCGTGCGCGTCACCTACGGCGCAATCCCGGATGAGCTCACCGGTTCCAGCGGTGAGACGATCGCGCTGTCCGACGCCTACCAGTACCCCATCGAGCGCATCATGCTCTCGCTGGCCTTCGCCAAGAACTCGGTGCGCCAGGATCTGAGCAAGTCGCAGGCCTTCATGAACGAAGCACGGCTTGCACTCGGCCTCAAGTCGCAAGGCCAGGTGGCCGTAGCGCCCAAGACGGCTCAATCCCCGGGGGTGGCATGACGACTTTCGTCAACGTCTTCGATCAACTGGCTTCGATCGCACTGGTCGTGCGCAAGGCGCCCAGCACGTTGCTGCGCCGCGCCTACGTCAAGGCGTACCGCGACTGGTGCGCCGAAACGCGCTGGCTGCGCGACACGATTCCCGGGCAGACCGTGACCAACACCGTGGTCTACGACCTGGGCAGCGACCCGTATCTGGAGATCATCAGCGTGCGCGCCGCGTCGTGCACGCCGCTGCAGGGTGCCGGCGTCTCGACGCCGCGCACGCTGCCGCTGCAGCCGCAGGATTCCAGCCTGTGGGATCCCAACGCGCAGGCCAGCCGGCCGCAACGCTACTGCTACATCCCCGAGGGCCAGATCGCGTTCTACCCGACGCCCGATGCGGTTTACGACATGCTGGTCACCGTCGCGCTGCAGCCGAAGGACGGTGTGGCGCAGGTGCCCTCGGAGCCGCTCAAGAAGTACAGCACGGGCATCGAGGCGGGCGCGCTCATGCACCTGCTGCGCATCCCCGGGCAACCGTGGAGCGACCCGAAGATGGCCGAGAAGTACGAGGCCATCTGGAACTCCTGCGTCAGCAACGGCAAGGCCGACGTGCAGCGGGCCTACAACGAAGGCTCGCAGCGCGCTCGACCGCGCCCCTTCGTGATGGGACGGTGACATGGCTTTCGGTCTGACTCCTGCCGGTTCGGGCTTTCCTCCTCAGGCGCCCGATGCGTTCCCCAACTACATCCAGTTCCAGAGCAGTGGCACGGACCTGGGGTTGCCGAACGTCGACACGGTGGACTTCACGACAGGCTTGACGGCCACGAGGGGCACCGGCGAGAACGCCAACAAGGTCACACTCTCGGCTTCTGGCGGTGCCGCCACCCTGGAAGAGCTCGCGGTATCCTTGACGGGCTCCGTGTCCGGCGCGTTTGATGGTGTGGTGTTCAACAACTGGACCGGCACCGTGTTGAAGACCAGTGCTGACGCCACGTGGAACGAGACCACCAACGCCGTTGACTTGGTGCAGACCGGGCTCTATGAGGTGTGCATCCAAGCCAATATCACACCAGGGTCCGGCACATGGCCGGTCGCAGTGGGGGATTTCGTCCACTACGGCAGCGAGGCCAGTCCTTCCGTGGGCAGCGTTCCCGGCGGGGCGCGGAGTAAGCACGGGGCCACCGTGTCTCTGGCCGCAGGGTGGCAAGCCATAGGGCTGTTCATGAACTTCTCCGATCGGTACGTCGTCAACGTGCCGACGTTGGCGAGCAGTATCACCCCGGCGGTCTACGCCAATGCCTACGGTGCCGAGGCTGACATTGCGGACTTCACCGCCGTCGTGACTGTGCGCCGGATTGGCGCCGCCGCTTGAGGCATGGACGTTCGTGTCGTCACCGTGACTGCGCGCCCGGAGAACCTGTGGTTCGGTGAGATGCTGTCGTCAGTGGCCGAGGGGCTTCCCACCGGCGTGCCGCACATCGTCGTGCACTCCGCCGGAGGTGCGAAAGCGTGGAACCGGGATCTGTGGGCCGCATGCCAAGGTGCCGATGCGGTGGCGGTGGTCGACGATGACGATCGCGTGCTGCCCGGCGCGATCGCCGCGTGCCTCGACGCCCTGCACACCACCAGCGCCGGGTTGGCTTTCACCGACGAAGAAGAAATCGACGCCGCAGGGCTGCACCTCCGGGACGGCATGCGTCGAAAGCGCACATTGATGGACTTGGCCATGCACCCGAGGTGCGTGCACCACTTGGCGATGTTCCGGCCTGCGTACATGCCGCCGGAAGCGTTGGCTTTGGCCGACCGGTGCGGCCGCGGGCTCGATTGGCTCTTGCGCGCGGCCGCAGGACTCCGCGGCGGCGCCGTGAGGGTACCCATGCTCGGGTACCAGTGGCGGCGGCACGCCGCGCAAGACTCCACGAGCGACGGGGATGTCTACGCACGGGCGCTACCCACGCTCCGCCAGATGACTCGTTCATGGATGCGCTACGATGCCGCCATTCCGGAGGCGCGGCCGTGAAGATCACACTGAGCAATCCCCGAGGTGAAGTGCCACGGGTCGCGCCGCACCTTCTGCCCGACAACGCTGCGCAAGCTGCGGTCGGCACGCGGCTGCTCACCGGCGACATCACTGCTTGGCAGCAGTTCTCCACCACCAAGACACTGGCCACCGCCGCGCCGGTACGCACGATCTACCTGCTCAACGACAAGTGGCTGTCCTGGGGCGTGGATGTGGATGTGGCTCGCGGTATCGTGCCGGGGGACGACACCTACCGCATCTACCTGACAGCACCGGCGCTGTATGGCGTGCCGCGCTGGACGAACTATGCCTTGGCGACCACGGGCGCTGAACCCTATCCCGTGACGACGCGGCCGCTGGGCGTACCGAACCCCGACGCTGCGCCGACGCTGACGGTGGGCGTCGACACCACTGCGACCACGTTCTCGGTCGACATCACCGACAACGGTGACCAATTGGCCACCTCGTGGACAATCTCGCCCGTCGTGCCTTTCACAAACTGACCCATGGCCTTCGAAAGTTCAGTCACCCAGGTGGCCGATCCCCTCGGCGGCTCGGGCACCGTCTATCAGCTGCGGTGGCGCGACACCACGGGCGGTGGCATCCCCACGTACTTGTCGCGCAACTTTGGCGTGTCCAGCGCTTCGGTGGTTGAAGCGACCTACGTCTGGGCTTGCAACAGCGTGGGCGGTAAGTCGCGACTAGGTTTTGGCGTGATGCGCGACGGTGCCGGCATCGGGCCGGCGGTGATTATCGAGAACGTCAGCGGCTCTTGGCGGCTCGGTGCGGGCCTTGCCGGTTCGTGGGCCCAGTACGGCAGCCTGAACGGCTACACCACCGGACTGGCGCTGGCGGCCGACACCTACTACAAGATGCACATCAAGGTGGTGCCGAACAGCGACGGTTCGGCATCCATCACGGCCACAGTGCGCACGCTCGGCGACACGGTGCTCGGCACCTACACGACGACGGTCAACACCACGCTCGGCGACTACTGCGGCGCCTACAGCACCTTCGATCAGTTGGGCGGGGCTTCGCTGGCGTACATCCGCAGTGTGCAAGTGCAGGCCAGCGGCTCGACCGGCTACACCCCGGCCAACCTGGCGACCAGCTACGTCTACACCTTCGTCAACGACATCAGCGAAGAGAGCGCGCCGTCGCCGGCCAGCGCGACCATCCTGCGGCCGGATGGCCTTTCGGTTGCTGTGACGACGCCGGTGGCCGTGCCCTCCGGAATTTCGTCCGACTACAACATCGTCTCCAAGCGCATCTACCGTGCGGCCACCGGTAACACCGGCACGCAGTTCCTGTTCGTTGCGGAAATCGCGTTGGCCACGGCCACCTACGAGGACACGCTGACCGACGCGCAGCTTGGCGAGGTGCTGGAGAGCACGGGCTGGGATCTGCCGCCCGACGATCTGGAAGGCATCCTCGCGCTGCCAAACGGGATCATGGTCGGCTTCCGCCGCAACCAGCTGTGCCTATCGGCGCAGAACCGACCGCATGCATGGCCGCCGCTGTACCGGCTGAACACCGACACCGACATCGTGGGCATCGCGAACGTCGACACCACGGTGGTGATTGGCACCAAGAGCTTCGTCTACGTGGCCACCGGCAACGACCCGGCGGTCTACAGCATGAGCAAGTTCGAAGTGCCCTACGCCGCAGTGGCCAAGGCATCGTTCGCCTATCTCACCGGTGTCGGCGTCGTGTTCGCCGGCACGGACGGTCTGATGGCGGTCACCGGTGTGGGCCAGGCGCGCAATCTGACCGACGCAGTGTTCACGCTGCGGCAGTGGAAGGATCTCGACCCGACCACGATTCGCGCGGTGCAGCACAACGACATCTACTGGCTCTTCGCGCGGCCGCCGGAGCAAGGCGGTAGCGGCACGCCGGGGCAGACCTACAAGGCCTATGCGCTGGACATGAAAGCCAACGGGTTCGGCGTGGTCGAGATGCCGTTCCACGCCAGCGCCGTGCATGTCGACCCGGTGACCGACACGATGTACCTCGTGCTCGATGACATCAACGAGCCTGACGACCCCTCGCTGCCGATTCCGCCGACGACACCGGCTGGCATCGCCGCAGGCAACGTGATCTCTGCGTTCGAAGGCGACAGCGCGAATCTGATGACGTACCGCTGGAAGGGCAAGCTGTGGCTGCTGCCGGCGCAGGCATACATGATCATGGCCCGCGTGCGCGCCGATGACTACGACAACATCCTGCTGCGCGTTTACGGCGACGGCGTGCAGGTGGATGAGGTTGTGGTCACTGGCGAAGAAGAGTTCACGCTGGCCGAAACTGATGCGTACCGCAAGTTGGAGATCGAGGTGCTAGGCACGTCCACCATCCGCGAGATCCAACTCGCGGAAGACGTGCGGGAGTTGGGTTGATGGCGGCACCCCTCGGATCCCCGGCGATCGGCAATGTTCGCGCGCTGGAAGTCCGTGAGGTCAACGGGATCCTCGCGGCGGCGCGCCAACGCATTGAAGCCCTGGAGCGAGCGGTCTCGCTGCTGCAGAGCACGACCGCGGGGCCCAACGCGGCAAACGACATCCAGACGCTCAAGGTTCAGCTGGCGCAGTTGCAAGCGGTGGTGAACTCTTTGAGCTCGGGCAGCGCCAGCGCGTCGCTGACGCAGACCTTTCGCGCCTCGTCTGCGGTGCGGGCGGGGTACGCCGTCTACGGTAGCGGCGACGGGATGTGCGCCGAGGCGAACCCCAACGACAAAGGCACGATCTACAACATCTTGGGGGTGGCGCGCGCTGCGGCCGCTTCGGGGGGTAACGTGCTGGTGCAGCGCGAAGGCGTTGTCACCGTCACCGGTGCAGCGTTCACCCCGTTCGCCCCGGTGTTCTTGGGCATCGAAGGGCTCACAGCGTGGCCCAGTTACACCAACGTGGCTGTGCCGATCGGCATCGCGCTGTCAAGCACCACGCTGTATGTGAAGCCCGGCTTTCCTGCGCTTCAATACCTCGGGGTCTACAACGACGCCGAGTGGCTGATGCCGGTGACCTACCAGTTGCTGGCGACGAAGCTGCTGCCGTTGACCGAACTGCTCGCGTCAGGTGGGGAAGGGTTCGTCTACCTCAATGCGGGCAACCTTTCGGTGCTGACGCCTGACGAAGCCAAGATGGTGCTCGGGGTGACCGCAGCCGACGTTTCGGATTTCACAGAGACCGTGCTCGCGATCTTGTCATCGCACATCGTGCAAGGCACCGGTGTGACGATCACGATCAGCAGCGCCGGTGTGCTGACCATCTCATCGCCATGACACTGAGTTTGGACGGGTGCTCGGGAACCGCTTTCTGCATCGAAGACCCGGTATTCGTGGCGCATGCCGCCCGGGGGCTTCGCCCTGGCGTCGCCTCGGCTTCCGAACTGGCAGAGATTGAGGCACAATGCGAAAAGGAAGAGGCCCTGTGCTTGGCGTGCGAGGACGGCATGATCGTCATCGACCTACGCCCGGGGCCGGAGGGTCTTGAAGTCTTCGTGTGGTTGGCCATCGCCTTCCGTCACGGAGCCTACGAGCGTCAAGACGCCGCGCTGCTTGCGATAGCACGCGATCTCGGTGCACAGACAATCGCCTTCGTTGCAAGGCGCAGAGGCTGGGCAAGGCGGCTGGGGCCGGAATGGCACCGTCGCGGCAAAGACGAGTTCATGAGGCGTGTGACGTGAGCAAAGGCGGCAGCGAGGTCAAGGAAACGAGCCAGCAGCGCGCGATGACGGAGTTCGCCGTCAACCAGCTGCAGGACTACACCAAGCGATGGCTGCCGCTGCAGAAACGGCTCGCCGCCCAGACGGTTGAGTCGGGTGCTGCCGGTTCGGCGGCCCGCAAGTCGGCGACCGGACGCTCCAACGTCGACACACAGATCGCGTTCGCCGAAGCCGAGGGGGCGCTGGAGAAGCGCTTGGCCGGCACCGGCCGCAACCCTGCGGCGGCAATGACCGGCATGTCGGACAACAAGGCCACCTCGCGCGGCATGGGCCAAGCGGCCGCCGACCAGAGCGTGGACGACGCCTACACCGAAACGCTCGCGGCGCTCGCCGCCACCGGCCGGGGCGAGCGCGCCGCGGTGGGCAACGCGCTGAGCCGCCAGGCCAGCATGAGCGGTCAGCAGGCCGCGATGGACGCGGAGACCGCGCTGGCCAAAGAAGGTGCGGTTGGTCAGGTGGTGGGCCAGGTGGCCGGGTACGGCCTGCAAGCCGCGATGCGCCCGAGCCCGAAACCGCAGCCGTTGCCGACCGGCACGACGCCCACGGTGCTTGGCGCGCAAGCTGACGGGTTCTACACCAACCCTCAAGCGGGAGTTTAATCGTGGCAACCCCGATGTTCACCAATCCCTACGGGTACAGCCCAGGTTCGAAGACCTACGCCTCCGACAGCTATGCCGCGATGACGCGGCAGCAGTGGGCGAACTACGTCAGCACGTTTGTGCCGCTGGAGAACCAGCTGATCAAGTACGCCACCGACCCCAACGTGGTGAACAACGCGATGTCGGAGGCGAGCCGCGACGTGAACTTCAGCTTTGACGCGCAGCAGGGCAGCTTCGACCGGCGCATGCGCGCCATGGGGGCCACGCTCGACAACGATCAGCAAGCCGTGCGCCAGCGCAACACCGGTCTGAGCCGCGCGCTGGCCGACGTGAACGCGCAGAACGTGGCCGGCTACACGACGCGGCAGCGCCAGCAGTCGATCCTGGGCAACCCGGCACCGATGGGGGGCATGTGATGGCACGTGGAGTTGGCGCGACGCTGCAATCGCTAGGTCAAGGCGTGCAGCAAGACGCGATGGGCACCCTCGGTGCTGCAGCCGAGCAGGAGAACCGTCGCAACATGCAGAACCAGCAGATTGAGCAGCAACAGAAGGCCGGGCAAATGCAACTGGGCACCACGCTCGGTGCGCTCGGTGGCTTTGCCCTGGGCAGCAAAGTCGGGGCCGTGGGCGGTCCCATGGGCGCGTTGATCGGCGGCACCGTTGGCGCAATCGCCGGCGGCCTTTTCGACTGAGGAACAGCAATGGCAGGAGGTCTCGCCGCAGGGCTCGCCGCCGGTCTCAACACCGGCTATGGAATGGCGCGCGACGCCTATCAAGACGAGCAGACCCAGAAGCAGCGCGCCGTTGATGAGGTCTACAAGGCCCGCGCCGACGAGCGCGCGGACCAGGCCGCCAAGCGCGAGAACGAGCGCTTGGAACTCATGCGCTCGACCGAGCAGCGGCAGCAGCAACGGCTGGATGAGACCGAACGGCAGCAGCGCTCGGCGCTGGCTACCGGCGCGCTGGAAAAGAGCATCGCCGACATTGAGGCGACGGCCAAAGCTCGGCAGTTGCAGAACATGCCAGTGGACCCAGAAGATGCCAAGCGCTACGGCAAGTTGCAGGCGCAGTTGCGTGCCGCGCGGCAAGAGTCCATCAACCTCTTCACGCGCGTGCAGGGCAGCCAGATGAGCCTGGACGACGTGCCACCGAAAGACCTGTACCTGCATCTGGTGCGCGCCACCGGCATGACGCTGCAAGAGATAGCGCAGATGCCGCAGCACATCAAGGACATCCAAGACGGACTGCAGTACCGCAACGACGACTTGCAAATCAAGGGCATCAACGGCCTGCTCGGGCCGACGTACCTCAAGCGCGGTGTCGGCGAGCAGAGCCCCTACGGCGGCACGATCACGAAGAAGGAAGTCGTGCGCCTGGTGCCGGCGCGCGACGCCAACGGCGTGGATCACCCTGACAAGGTGTACCCGATTCTGCGTGTCTACACCGATCAGATGGGACCGGATGGGCAGCCGCTGTACTACGACGCGGCCATGACACGCGAGGGCACGACCGATCCAGGCGACGAGATCGTCCCGATTGACCTCAAGCGCGGGTTTGACTTCATGGGCAACATGGGCACGCTGGCCGAGCTCATGAAGCGGCCGGAGATCGCTGCGCGCTTGGAGCAGGGCGAGAAAGAAGGCGGCGCCGAGGCGCGCAAGTATCTGGAGGATCTGACGGCGCGGA